GGATCGGGTCTACTGCGCGCAGCGTGGCCTTACACTGTAAGCCCGGTCATACATGTAGTACACGTAAGACGCGCAAGGCAGGGGGCGCAGGGGGGCCGGCAGGCCACCCGCTAGTAGGGGGACGGGGGGAACGCATTCCCCCAGGCATGTGTGAACATGCGCGACGGTGTTGTGATGTGTGTGGTGTGGGGGGTGGTTTAAGTGTGTGTGTGTGTGTGTTGTTGGTGCCTAGTGTTTGCCAAAAAGAGGAGCCGTAACACGGGTGAGGCGGGTGGCAGGTTTTCACTGGGTTAATATTAGGTTAAGTTTCCTTATCCGGGGGTGTGCGCGGCGCGCGGTGCGGGCGGCATTGAGAGGGCACCGGCAGGGTGTGAGGGTTAGGGTGTTAACGTAAGAATGGACATCCCAACTGACCAAAAGTTTTTTCCCCTCTCTGCACACAGGGTTTATCCTCCTATACTATCATAATATAGAGAAAAAAGAGAAGATTACAGTCAAAATGGAGCATTCTATGAAGATACTTAGCTCTCAACACCCGAGTTTTTTTATACACCCCTAAACAGAATGTTGACGTTGTGGGTTGGGATTTTAGAAGATGACACCCTATCTTCCCGTCTGGACATGGCATACGGGGGTGTATCCAAGAACTCACATGATGAGAGCTAACTATCTTCATATAACGGTTTCTACCGGATTCAGCGCCCTCAGGATAGAGTGTGGTATAGTGGTCTAGACAGCAGAGACATGCGGCTCGGAAGAGCCCCTCTGCAGGAGGACTGGAATGCCGAGACCGCGCCGCCCCTTCAGCGGGATGGAAGAGATCAACCCGACCGCAGTGCCGTGGATGGAGGATGAGTCCCCGGGAGTGCTGGGGACCCGACAGCGGATGCGCTGGGAATCGTCCACCCGGTGGGCCTATTCGACCCCCAATGGGTGCTATGACCCCCTGACGTACCTTTTCGTCCTCGACATGGTCATGAATATCGACCCGGATGTCGAATTGCGGTCGATCAAGGCAGCCGAATACCTCAGGACGCTGGATTATCGCATGACGTGGGACGCCGTGACCGTCGGAAAGGTGCTTTCGGACCTCTGCGACGCGTTTGAAGACCTTTTGGGGAAGAAAACGGGTCTTTTGGAGCGCGGGAGGGACTGGAAGGGCTCGTTTTACCGGATTCACCGGAATCCGGAGACCGGACTTGCCGCCCAGAGGCTCCGCGAGGACTTGTACCAGTCCGCGCAGGACGAGATCACGCTCCGACAGACCAAACGGCGGCACGATCACCTCGTGAGCCCGCTTTTGGAGTGCGCGTCGCTCCGTGGAGAGTGGAAGGACATCTGATGCGGTCATATCGGCTCAAGTTGGGGACGGTCTACCATGCGCGTGGGGACTGTTGGGGCGAGTATTGCGCGGCGCACCGCCCGTCGCCTTCAAATCACCTGCGGAAGATGCCGTGGGTGATCCGGTTGGACAAGTATGGGCTCATGGAGCGCCAATGTCCGCACGGAGTTGGACATACCGATCCGGATAGTCTAGAATGGGCACATCGGGCGTATGACGACCGGATGGGGGCCGAGAATGTGTCGGCCCTCGGTATCCACGGATGTGACGGCTGCTGTTTCGGAGCGCATGGATGAGTAGAAGTAAACGAGCGGTCGAGAAGGTCTATGCACCGCCACGACCTCACGTCAAACTCGTGAGGTGCGTGAACTGCGGTGAGCGCTTCCCTGAGGGGGAGATCAGCGTTGAAGTGGACGAGGCCACCAAGCAGGTCATCGGCCGATATTGTGGAGGTTGTCTCTGATGGCGAGTAACAAGACCTACGGTGAGGGCGATCCTGACCCCCTGAACCAGAACAACCCGGGTCCGACACCTGAAGAGATCGCCGCGAAGAAGAAGAAGGAAGAGGACGAGAAGATCGAGATCCGTCGCAAGGAGGACCAGAATGCTGGTGGAGCCGCTGCGGGTACTGCGGATGAGCCTCCTCCTGCGGAGGAGCCGCCTCCCAAGGAGGAGCCTCCCAAGGAGGAGCCGCCGCCTGCGGCTGCCAAGCCGGTGACCCGCAGGCAGACGTACGCGGAGGCCCGACAGGGGATCATCGACCGGAGTGTCAAGAAGTACGGCAAGGGCGAGATGCAGAGAGAGGCCAATCTCAAGGCCACGTATGCCCGCAACAAGTACAACGTGACCGAGAAGCCGAAGCCGTCCGATTCCGCTAACCCTGATCCCAACGTCAGTGATCCGGACGCGATCAAGGCTCTGGATGATGCTGCTGCCAAGGAGAATGCGCAGACGGCGGCGAAGGATGCACTCAACAACAGGAAGAAGAAGACGCCGTCTTCCGGCAAGTCCACGGGGACAAGGTCCACTGCGAAGCCCCTCGACCCCAAGACGTTGACGCCTTCCCAGAAGGCGATCTACGACCGGAGCAAGGCCAAGGGATTGAACCCGACGCTGTCCCAGATCAAGGGGACCGAGAAGCGGAATACCGCTAGGTCCACGAAGAGTGGCACGAAGAGTGGCACGAAGAGTGGTACGAGTGGTGGTGCTGGCACTGGTGCTGGCACTGGTGTCGCTGCTGAGCAGATGCGTCAGCGTGATGCAAAGGCGGCGGCGGCCAAGAAGGCGAAGGGCGCTGCTGACCTGAAGACGGCGAAAACGGCGAACAAGAACCCTTCTGCGGCTCGCCCGAAGGCTCCTGTGAAGTCCAAGGCTTCGGGTCCTGCTGCTGCTGCTCCTGCGACGAGCAAGGCGAAGCCTGTGAACCGTGGTGCCAGTGCGGCATCGGCGGGTCGTTCTACGGGAGTAAGTAGAGCGACCCCGGGCAAGCCGGGTGGTGCGTCTAACCGTGGTGCCAGTGCGGCGTCTGCGGCGAGGAGTACGAACCGGTCAGTCAAGGGTGGCACGCCGAGGTTGCCCTCGCGGTCTACCGGTCTGCTGGATAGGGCATACGGTAGTCCGGTCAAGGCCCCGGAGACGAAGTTCACGACGGCCACCGCCCCGGCGAAGCCGAAGACCTTGATCGAACGTGCGTATGCAAAGCAGCCTGCCAAGCCTGTCACACCGACGCCGCGTGTGCCTGCCGCGAAGAAGACCGTCACGACTCCTGCGGGGAAGACGTATGTCACGAAGACGCCAGTTACGGTTTCGAAGAAGCCGGTAGTCGCGACGAAGAAGACAGGAGCGAGGTAGATGGCACTGCGCGTGGAGTACAAGGGTACGTCCACGACCGAGATCGACAAGCCGATGCAGTGTTGGACGTGTCACGAGCGCAAAACGGGCGTTTTCACCGTAGATGCTTATGGAAAGCCGATGTGCCCCGATTGCGCCAAGAAGGCTGGGCGGGCTATCGAGTAGGAGACCTATGAAATGGATAGTACCCCTCTTGTCGTTGTACAAGTGGCAATGCGAAAACGAAAACAGGCAATCGACGCCACGGACACGCCTGCACAACTCAGAGCCGAGGCGACACTTAATGCGATCAAACCCGGATGGCTCGCTAACGAGTGGGCCGTCTGGCAAGCCGCTGGGTATCCGGTAATCCCCTAGTGGTCTTGCCGACCTACTCTCTTGAGTGTCCAGACGCCTGCACGTTCCACCCCGCAACGGAGTGGAGCGAGCAGGCTACTCGGCTTTTAGTGGAAGGTGTGCCGCTGAGGGGGATTGTCGCAGAGGCCAAGATCGACGGGATCACGACGAACATCGCCACGCTCTCGCGGCACCGCAGGCATATCGTGATGAACAAGGCGGCAATGTCGGTCGATGTGCCGTTGCCGCGAGCGAGCAATATCGACATCCTTGAGGCGATCATCGCCAAGGGGTTCGACAACAGGAAGAACTGGAAACCGACGATCAGCGATACGATGAAAGCCATGGATATGTGGTTCAAGTTGACACAGGGGAACCCGTTTGATGAACTTCTGGATGCGTTGGCGACTGCTGGGATGGGAGAAGAGAATCCTAGAGCGTTGGATGGAGAAACGCCCGTTCGCGAGATGCCCGAACTAGACGACGGGGACGATGACTCCTGAGGCGATGGCGCTGTGGTCACGTGCGATGCGCGACCCGGTGCTGTTTGCCAATACCTTCCTGAGCAAGAAACCGCACGCGGGCCAGACGCTCTGGCTGCAGAAAAGCGTGCAACCGGTGAATACGCTCGTCCCGGGGAACCGGTGGGGCAAGTCCACGATCATTGCAGAGAAGCACATCTGGAAGTGTATCAGCAAGCACGGAATCAAGGCCAAGACCCAGCGTGAGTGGAAAGAAGCGGAGTATGAGACGATCTCAGTTGCGATGTCGGCAGACCAAGCGGCGATTGTCTTCAAAGAGGCAAAGAAACTGCTCAAGGACAGTCCTCTTCGGGTCCTCGTCAAAGCGATGCGTTCCACTCCCTTTCCGCACATCATCTTTGCAAATGGCAGTATTTTCCACTGCCGGTCTGCACACGATGACGGGAAGTATATTGATGGTCATGCGTACCGGTATCTGAGTATTGATGAGGCAGGGTGGATTCCCAACCTCCGGTCCCTGATGTCCAACGTCATCGTCATGCGGCTTGCGGGCGGCGGGGAGATCGACCTGATCGGAACGCCCAAGGGATATAATGACCTTTACTTCTACTATGAGCGTGGGCAGCGTGGAACGGCTGGGTATTACTCCCAGCGGGGGTCGATCTACGACAACCCGTATCTCCCTGAAGATGACATCCGGATGCGCGACCGCCTGTTGATGTCTGCTGATCCGAAGATCAGAAAACAGGTGCTGGAAGGCGAGTTCGTTGACTTCAGTGGCCTTGCATTCACGCGCGATCAGAGGGATAACGCATTTGATCCGGCGTTGCGCCAGAATGAGCCCTATATCGAGGGGCACCGGTACTACGTGGCGTTCGACCTTGGGCGGCAGACCGACTACACGGTCG